AACGCATTTCAGAGTGTTCCGGGTTTCGCCGTCGCCAGTTGCCGCACAATGACTGCAACTCGTAAACGGTTTTGTCCGTGTAAACTCTGGCTTCTCCGATAAACCATGAACGCCAGTTGTGATTAGTCTTCATGATCGGCATCCATGTTAAACAGAGCCCGTTCCGGTGTTGCTTTTTTCGTCTCACTTGCCGATGCAAGATTCTTGACAGCCTGACGGTAATAGCTCGGCTTAAGCTCGCATCCAACTCCGCGTCGGCCTTGCATCACCGCACCGTACACCTCAGAGCCTACACCCATGAATGGCGTCAAAACCACGTCGCCGGGATTTGTCCACATTTGAACCGCCCGAGCAATCACATCAAGTTGCAGCGGGTGTTGATGTCGTTCGTCGCCTTCATCCTTAGACTCTTCGTATGGCAGCACATTTTCTAGCCGGATGTCATCCCAAAACGATGATGCATAATGACGCCAGATCCAGTGCGAAAATCGGTTTTCAATCTGGTTCCCTTGGTACCCTCGGAGTTTCCTCAAGTCTTTCGGAATCTCACGTTCTCCATGATACTCGAGAAGTCCGTTCGGATGCGTCACGGGTTCTGGATTAACTCCGCGTTTACGAAACGGTATCAGATAATCAGCCGATGCCACATTCGTCAATGTGGCATCTTCGCAGATCTGCCGATGAGCCAACGCCTTGCTCATTGTTCGATTGCGAACAGCGAGAGGCTCTTTCCAGATGCAGATTCGTGGCAGCATTTCGAAACCGAGTGACTCATGCAGCCGAATGATGTCGCCTGGAAAATCTGTGTACCCGCAAATGTTCGCCCCCTGTTTTGGAACGTCCATGCAATGAACCGCAGAAATTCTACCCGGCTTCATTGCTCGTGCGATGTGTTTGACGATGAATCCATAGTGCTCGAAAAACTCCTCATACGTCCGAGCATTCGACAAATCACGAACGCTGGAAGAGTAGTTGTACAGACAACCGCCGTTCTCTGTCGCAAACGGCGGCGAGTAGATCGACATGCCTACAGATTCATCCGGAATTGATGCAAGCATCTCCGCCGAATCACCGTTGTAAATCGCATACTGATCCGTGATAACCTGATCCATTACAGCCATGATGGTACCTTTTCTACTTCAGGAAAATAGTCCTTCGACACGAGGTGCATGCTGTCTCGCATGTGAGCCACGAGACTGCGAAACATGTTTTCTACCTGTTCCTTTTTCCGCTGCAGGTTGTCAGCAATCTTTCGTTCACCTTCACTCAAAACCATGTTAATGGTGACAGGGTTTTTCTGACCGAATCGGTAACACCGTCGAACAACTTGATAATACTGCTCGAACGAGTGACTCGGGAAAATCACCTCATGATTGCAGATCTGAAAGTTCAATCCCCATGCACCTATTTTTGGTTTGCAGACAAGCCGCTTGATCTGTCCCTTCGCAAACCCGAGTAGATATTCTTCCTTCTGCTCGTCAGGCATTGACCCCCGAACCTGAACGCAATCATCAAGCATCTTTTCAAGCAGATCGCACTCAGGATTCAGTTCGCCCCAAAGTGCTGTCGATCCGCTGTGATTGTTTGCAAGCTGAACGGCCTTCTCGCATCGCTCATTGATGGTGACGCGGCGTTCCTCTCGCTCTTCCCGCATATCATTAGCGGCCATCGCAAACAACATTCCGCGACGTGCTTTTGAACTTTCAACGATATGTGCAGTTTCCGTCAGTGGCGGAAGGATAAACCGAGTGTCATCGAACCCAAGGTCTGACGGCCGCTGTAGCGATCTTGACCATGATGTGACCCATGACCAGAACGGTTCTTCCGCATGCCCACGAAAACGATATTTCGTTCGGCCCCATCCGTGATGATCTTTCGACGTTTCCTGCTTAAAAAACTTCGTGATCATGTCGCGAAACCCAAGCAGGCCCAACGCCTCGGAACTTGTTCCAAGCTCCCAATAATCATTAGGGGCAGCAGTCGCTGTGCAGAGAAGTCGATATGAAATCGTACGCATAAAGTCTACGACAGTCGCTTTCCGTTCGCTCTTGAAGTCCTTGATGCCGGATGATTCGTCGCACACTACGCCAGAAAATAAACTGCTATCGAACTTGTGAAGCTGCTCGTAATTCGTGACCCAAATGCACACCGTTCCGTCTGTCTTTCCATCACGCGAACGCTTTGCGGTCAACCCGAATCGTCCTGCCTCTTCAACTGTCTGAGCACCAACGGCCAATGGCGTGACAATCAAAACTGGCTTTCCGGTGTGCTCAATAACATGCTGTGCCCATGCCAACTGCATAGCCGTTTTCCCCATGCCACAATCCGCGAAGATTGCTGACCTACCCAGATTGAGCGACCATCGCACAAGGTACGCCTGAAAGTCATAAAGAAACGGCATATCGTTTGGCGGATCAAACCCGCCTCGACTTCCCCACTGACTTTTCGACTTGATGAAGTCATCGTAATCCATCAATCCTCCAAACAAAAAACCCGCAAGCAACCGGGTCGAAGTCCGGCTGCTGCGGGCGAAAATCGGGTTTCCCCGAGATTAAATTGAAAGCAGTCAATCGCTTCGACTCGATTGGCTGCGGAACTTCTACGGTATAACTTTTGACCTTCTTTGACTCCGGTTTCCCGGTGTGTATCGATTTTAGTACGTCGCTTGCATCAACGTGCGGACATCTTTGCAGGCTTTCGATTTTGTGTCAACAGGTGATGAGAAAATTTCGATGATGTAAGTCATGGTCAAGCAACAAATCAAAATCAGAGTTGTCGTAGTGTGCCAGGTCACTGGAGCGTATCGCGTTGAGTGGCGATGATCGGGACACTTCAGGATCAGCCGCAACGGTATGCTCAAGGAAGGCTCCAAAGTCTGTTTGATCATTGCTCATAAAATCCCCAATGTTTTCTAACTTCCGCGCGACTATAGGACAGTTATTCCGATCCTCATTTCAAACCATAGAATATTTTGGCACGTTCCATCTCTTCAGGTGTCGGCCTCCTCCACATCTTTGACGGATGGCAGCCCTGAAACGTGTACGGCCAACTGGTAGCCGACTCTGGAAACTGAGCCAAGATCGCAAGCGATCCACCTGACCCAAGATCATCAGTCAGTTCTTTCGTCCGCATCGGAAACCATCCGATTGACTCGATAAACCCCATCCACACTCCAGCATCTTCCGGCCAGTCCATCGTGTCCGACTCAGAATGCAACCCTGGGGAATGCGTCACATCTCGGCCTTCAGTATCTGTTCTCATCACAGCTCCAAAATCTCAACAGTGGTAGCGTCACTCCGATACTCATGGTGTTCGTTGCATGTACTCAGAAAGTGTCCTGAGACAATCCTCGCTCGGAACATTTGATTCGTCAGGCAGCCCTTTGATACGCCTGTCGATTCCAGACGGTTCGACAATGTGACTGATCGGCCCGTCGCCAGGCTCCCGGATCACCTCAACCCATTTCCCGCCATCTTCCACCGACACCGTCAGTGAATTATCGTTTTCTCGCTTCAACCATATCGCTCGTTCATACATATAAATCTCCTTTGTTTTTGAAACTATGTGCGCCGATCTGAGTACCAGTCCTCTGTTACTTTTGGTCCGCCAACGCCTCGACACCTGACCGGCATCCGCCAGCATCCATCACCATTGATGGTGCCCACCCTAGACCATTCACAAACGCCTCTGCCTGCTTGCGGCTCCACGGCTCGCAATTCATGCAGATTTGTCGGCCACGTCTTTGGTCGGCTCTGCGAGACTGATCCCAGAAATCGCCATTCGCTACAAGGTATTCAATCAGCTCCTCTTTCGTGGCAAATGGCGGGCTGACTGGCGTTCCTTCGCTGACCGTCTCCCATACCTGATACCAGATAGCTTCCTCATCCTTCCACGGTCTGTAGTATTTTCGGTCCGGAGGATCGCCGCTGTACTCCCAGTATTCAGGGTTCGGGTTCTCTTCGTCGATCGTGTAGTAGTCCGGACGCTCGCCAGCTTCCCACTTCACAAACGCTTCTTTCCATTCTTTAGCCGCATCCTCGAAGCTCGAATCGAACATCGGCTGATATCCCATCTCGCCGTTTCTTCGAAGAACTTGCGGGTGATCCCAATTCGCTGGAACCATTCTTATTTCGCGACCCATGTACTGAATTTCCTTGAATGAGCAGCGGAGTCATCCCCGCTGCATATTGCCAATGTTTTTCAACCGTCAAGCCATTCTTGACAGTTGACTAGAGGAACCACGATCCGCGTTTACTTAGATACGCCTTCAATCACATCGATCAGTTTTGGATGCCGCTCGAACATTCTGCCCTTATCGCGTGAAGTGCGGTTGTGAAGGAGGATCTTCAATCCATGAAATCCGTTTGTCTGAACCTCGGCGCGTACTCCGTACTTGTGCGATGCAATGACAATTCGCGTCAGCTTGTCGTCGTCGTATGTTGCCAATGTGCCGTGCGGGATGCAGACATAGTGATGCCCTTTGTTTTCCAGCTTGCGCACTCGGTGGACGCCTCCGAACACATCGCTGACGAACTCGACAGCTTTGTCGTGAAGATCCATGTGAATTGGGTCGACAGCCATTGTTTCCATGATTTTTCTCAATTCATAGGGACAGCGGAGTGCAGAACCGATCCTCATGCCACAGCGTCAGCAATGCTGACGAGATCCTTTTCAAGCGTCCACAACTCGCAATCGTGTAGAGTATGCCCATTGTCCTCTACGTCGCGCCAACCTGTCTCGGTCGCAATCAGGATCACAATGTGTGGTTTTACGCGAGGCTCGCCATTGTCGCGATATCTCACTATTCCGATTACTCTGTCGCCAGCATCAACAGACGGCAACTCTTCTTCCGGTCTCATCCACTTTGCCATTTCATGCCTACCTCAAAAGACTATCGAACTACAAGACCGCACTTACTTCTGACCTGTGACAAACTCATCAATCCATCGCTGAGCACGGAATGCCATTGATCCCTCGCCAGAGTATCTCGACGCCAGCATCGCCCTGTCAGCCAGATCGTTTTCCCGCTGGCGACAGTCTGCCTTTGCCTCCTCGGTTTGTAGCCACTTTTTCATAGCCTCGAACCGCTCCGCGTACCACTCAGCAGACTTCAATTTACCTTTCGCTTGTTCCGGATCACCCACAGCAATCACCTCCCAAAAAGTAAACGCGGACCAACATACCGATATCAAACACACTCAGGAAACCAGCCCGGGAAAAGGAGTCACCTTTCCCCGCAGTTACCGACCCCGACTCAGGACCGACCAGCCCCTGAGTGCTGCTTCCAAATGAGCAGAGCACACCACCACCTCTAGGCGCTTTCAAACTTCGCCTTGAGTTTTTCGTATTCTTCCCGCTCTTCCTTGAGCCTTCTGGCCTCTCGGTCCTTCTTGTCATTTTCAATTCGCTCAATCGCCTTCTCGGTCAGTAGTCTGTTATCGCGAAGAAAATCAATACTGAACCCCTGCAGCAACAACCATTTATCTGAGCACTGGCTGTAGGTCTGAATGTACGCCTCATCATCGTCGCATGTCGACTCGACCGTCGTGTATTTGTCATCGGACAGCAAGAGCAAAACGATCTCGTCCTTAACGTGGACTGACTCAATCGTGAGCCCAGTCAGGTTGTCATACTGCGCATCAACATGCTCGCGAAGTTTCGTCGTCATTTTTAATATCCCCAATGTTTTTAAGACTATCGGAATCGACATCCGCTGCTCATCCCTCCGGAGGCAGCTCGTAATCATTCGGTACCACAATCACGCCACCGCGACTACCGCGCTGACGCCTCAATTTCAGCAGGCTTGCAGCCTCCGCCGCCGAAAATCTCTGTGACAGAGTGATCCACTCAAGCCATTCCGATACTGATGAGCATCCGGATTTCTCCGCTTCTTCTTCCGCAATTTTCCACGCCAGATCTGTCATACCGACCCGGCTCTTATTTACAGGCTCTGACACGATGATCACTCCAAGGAAAAGTCGCCAGCCCGGATTGGACCAGCCGAAGCCGGTGACCCTTGCGGGGCCACCGGGCTGGCGAAAGGATTAGTTGGCCGACCCATCGATAAAATCAGCGTACGTGGCTCCTGACTGTGCTGCACGCACCATTGCTGGAGTCATCTTTGCTGGCCACTCGTTGCGATTGCCAGCGACTGGCTTTGTCCGCTTGCACAGTGACACATTGTGTGCCGCGTTAACCGCTGCAATCTCAGTCTCTGTGAGCCGACGTGACACCATCCATGACTTGGTTGTGGCGTCCCACCTTGCAGACAATTTCTTTGCGGCGGCCTGCACATTTTTCTGGCCAAACGCAGTGATAATGCGAGTCTGACCGTTCTCCGTCAAGATAACCTGAGTGTCGCACTCGTAGCCGCAGTTATTAACATCGCAGCCCAGCTCAGCCATTCGGTTTGATCGGTCCAATACTCGGATAGTCATTGTGCTCATGGTCGTTTTCCTCTGTCCTTGCGGGACACTTTGTTTAGTCCAAGTCAGTCAGTTCCGACTCGCGACATGAGCAGTATCGACTATTAGTGCCCCATTGTAAATAGATTGGTGCCCCATTTCGGAAAGATTTTTAGAAATCATCGAAACGAGGGACAGCGGGCATCGACTCCGATGCTCATTCAGTCCAACACTTACGAACATTGACCCACGATTCCCGGTCGCACGCATCACCGAACGGATTGAAATCAGGGTCCATCTCTCGCAGGATCACTTCACGCCTGAAAACATCTTCCACCATTCGCTGAACATACTCCCGAACACCCTGAGACAGTCGCGGCCACGCTCTAATGAGGCACTGGCAATGAGCATCAACGCTGATTGTCTGCCGCCTCAGATAGTACGACGTGGCTGACATGATCAGGTCATCGCCGTTGAACGACTCGATCCCACCGAATTGGCTGACCGATGAATCAGTCGCCCTTTCGTTCCATGCCACATCATCTTCATCGACTCGCGTCATGAAGCCGTAATACTCGTGCCGCTTAAGAATCCAGCAATCCGGCTTGTGAGTGATGTTCACGAATACTTTCCCGTTCGGTTGGCTTCCTTGCCCGCCGCAAAACGGACAGGGACGAAGAACACGACGGCCCCACTGATCACGAGATTCTTTTGCCACGTTTTCCCTTTGTTTCTAAGGACAGAGGTAATTGACTCCGCTGTTGGTCCTACGTCACTTCCAGAACGTCTGACAGTTTCGGATGCCGCTCGAACATCCGCCCTTTTTCTCTCGCTGTCCGGTTGTGCAGGAGGATTTTCAATCCGTGAAATCCGTTGCTTTGCACTTCGGCCCGGACGCCGTATTTGTGCGAAGCAATCACGATGCGGGTCAACTTGTCATCGTCGTACGTCGCCAATGTGCCGTGCGGAATGCACACATAATGATGCCCCTTGTTTTCCAGCTTCCTAAGTCGATGAACTCCACCGAACACATCGCTGACGAAGTAACTGACCTTGTCCTGCAGGTCCATGTGGATTGGATCAACTGTCATTGTTTCCATAGTAACTCCAATGATTTCAGGGACAGCGGAACACATCAGCTCTGTTGATTTGAAACCGTCGATCGACTTAGGCCGGTGTGCTCACCTCATCCCTGCGTTTCCTCTGCAGGCCAATTACTACTCAGCCACGGGTAAGCCATATCGATCCACGGTAGTTTAACTCCCCTCCAGAGGCACGGCAGGATGCTCCCGAAGAGTCTTCTGCCGTGTTTTTCCTCTGGTTGCTGCAGCAGGGGGCTAACTAGCCCAAAGCGTTTTTTCAGGCCCAATTTCCAATGGTACGCCATTACTACCGACCCCACGCACTGAAACGCTCACCTGCAACGTTTCGTGCCCCG